GTGGTCCTGCACGTAGCGCAGCGTCTCGGCGTCCAGCTCCGGCCGCCAGAGCGTCGGCAGGTCGCCGGGGGCGTCGGGGCACTGGATGTGCGTCCCACCTGCCTCGTCGCTGATGATCCCGCTGGTGTAGAGGTTGGTGTCGCCTACCGCCCCGGCCGTGGCGAAGGACAGGTCGCCTTCCAGGGTGGTGTTGTTCACCCGCACCGTCACGTCCCCGGCCTTGGGGCCACCGCCGAAGGGCTCGATGTTGATCGCGGTCGCGACCACCGAGAAGACGCGCGAGTCGCGGAACTCCTGCAAGGAGCCGTAGCCGTAGTAGGCCTCGTTGGCGTCGATGAACGAGCCGTCCGTGAACCGGAACTCGGCCGTCTGGTAGAGGCTGTCGTTGAACGACACGCCGAAGCACGAGTCGGCCTGGATGTACGTGCCCTTGATGGAGCAGAAGCCGTCGATGCCGTCGAAGCGGAGGGCCACCCGGTCGCCCGTGGTCGCCTCGCTGCTGATGCGGCTGTTCTCGATGTGCAGGGCCGGGGCGTGGGCCGCGTTGGAGACGACGACCCGGATGGCCTCGCCCTGGTTGACCGCGTCGCCCTCCTGGGAGACCTCGCAGCCGAACAGGCCCACCAGGCCGCCGAGCTGGTCGAGGACCGGCAACGTGGTGTTGCCGGTGGCGTGCAGGAACACGTTGACCAGGAAGCACTCGGCGTTGTCGTAGTTCTGCTGCGGGTTGAAGGTGTGCGTGCCCACCCCGCCCGTGTTCGCCGAGCGGATGGTGACGTTGGCCTTCGTGCCCTCACCGTCCTCGACTCCGAAGACCGTGGGCTCGTCGCCGACGATGTGGACGTAGCTCGTGAGGTTGAGGTCCTCGATGTAGAGGCCCTTGCGCACCACGATGATGTACGGGTCGTCCTGCGACGGGACGGGCTCGCCCCGAGCTGCCGCCGCCGCCGCGTAGGTGATGGCGTCGTTGATGGACGTGAAGTCGCCGTGGGCCATCGCCCGCAGCTTGATGCCCGTCTCCTCCCGCCTGGCCGCCTCGGGGCCGGGGATGGAGATCAGGTTGTCGTAGTCGTCCTGGTCGTTGCCGATGCCGCGACCACGGTTGCTGTCCACGAACAGGATGCGACCGCTGTGCGACACCCGGCGGAGGAGGACCGCGATGCGCTGGAGGTTCGCGTTCTGGTCGTTGGCCCACCCCTCGGGGGTCGCATCGACCGGGATGACGCCCTTCTCGTCCCGCCGCTCACCCGCCGCGACGAGCTTGAGCGCCCCGAACATGGTGAGCACGCGAGCCCGGATGAACGAGGCGTCCTCGGTGGGCAGCCCCGCGTCCACCACCAGGCGGATGAGGTAGGTCCCCTCGAAGTCCACGTTGAACTTCGCGTCGCGGCTCGTGCTCCCCTCGGGGGCGAGCAGAGCGGCTGCCGACTGCGTGCCGTCGAACGGGGTGCCCGGCACGGTGGAGCCGGGGGAGTCCGAGGCGAAGCTCAGGGACCACGAGTACGTGGTCGCCGCGTGGAACGAGCGCAGGGTGACCTGGTAGCCCATCTGGAGGTCGTCGCGGCTGTTCTGCTGCGTCGAACCAGCGACCACGGCTCCGCCGGGGCTCTCGTACAGGGTGCTTTCGATAACCGCAGGCATTCGATCCTCCGTGGGGTCGCGAGGCCCTCACCTTCCTGGCCGTATAGGCTGATTCGTGGCCTACAGGACGAAGTAGATGCTGGCGTCCTCCCCCGTCACCTGACGCGGTTCCTGCACGCCGAGGCGATCCACCGCCACCGCATACTGCTGTCCCGTCGTCGCTTGCTTCATCCGCCGCTCTGTGCGCAGGAGGCTCGGAGCCACAGCAACCCGTGTGCCCGAGCCCGTGAGAGATCCACCCACCGGCCCACCGTCGTTGCCGAGCACCGTCTTGAGCCGGTAGGTGCCCGCATTCGGCCCCTCGGTGAAGGTGAGCGTCTCACCCTCGACCGCCTGGCTCCAATCCTGGTTGGCGTCCTCGATGGCGTTGTCCGTCACCGTGGCCGAACCGGACAAGTTCGTCGGGCTGGTGGTGTAAGCCCTTGAAATTGCGTCGGTGCCCACCGGGAAGTACAGCACGTCCTTCACCCGGAAGCGGCCGAACTCCCGCCTGTCGGTGGATGCGCTCGTACCCTCCTGGCCGCCAGCGTGGATGCCGTTGGGGCCGGAGAGGACCGTCAACTCGGCCCCCGCCCGGACCTGGTCGAACTCGCGGGCCGGGTCGCTGAACAGGGTCTTGTCCGACCAGGTGATCCCGCCGGTCCCCGTGACCGACTTGGCCCCGCAGCAGAACCGCCGGAAGTCCTCGTAGTAGTAGTTCGTCAGCTCCCACGAGGACGTGGCCGTGAAGAAGGCCCCGAACGTCTCGCGGAACAGGTGCCGGTAGTCGTACAGCGTGTGCGCGGGCTTGAGCGCCCGCATGACGATGCGGACGTTCTCTTGCAGGACGAACGGGTCCTCGGGGAACCGCTGGAGGCCGGTCACCGGGTCCGTGTACGAGACGTTGATCTCGAACTCGAACTGGTCGTCGAGCCCCCACGCCGAGCCCGGCTGCTCCTCCCACCGGCCCGTCTCCTTGTTCCAGACCCGCTTCTTGAGGTTCCGGGCCGCGATGGCCTTCTCGATCACGTCGAAGGTGGCGTCCGAGAGCAGGGCCAGGCCGCCCTCCACCGTGTCCTTCGTCGCCCCCTGGAGGAGCAGCAGGACCATGCGGCGGAGGAACTCGCGGTAGGTCAGGTCCCCCTTGAGGTTCGGGTAGCCGTCCGTCGTCGCGTCGGGGAAGACCAGGCTGCCGAGGAGCTGGAACAGGAACTCGCCGCGCATGTAGTCGTAGTCGGCGTCGCTGAACACCTCCTGCGCGGTGATCTGGAAGTCGGCGATGGCCTCGGCCGCCGCCTGGAACTGCACCGTGTAGAACGGCCCCTGCACCTGCGCGACGTAGTTCGAGGGGAGCATCTGGAGGAAGACCCCCATGATGTTGTCCACCTGCTCGCGTCGCGTGCTGACACGGTCCTGCCCGCCCTTCTCCACAGGGGAGGGGTTCTGCTCCAGCAGGGTCGGGAGCAGGCTCTTGTCGGCAGGCTTGTCGGCCATCAGGTCACCTCGTCGTAGACGAAGTTCAGCTCACCGATGACCAGGTACTCGATGGGGCCGGGGTCGATGTTCTTGACGCCCTCGTCCCCGGTGACGACGTAGGTCACCGTGTAGTCGTGGAGCTTCGGGTTGTCCTCGATGTCCCCGCCAGGCAGGTAGCTGACCAGCACCCGGTTCGCCGTCAGCAGCTTGCGGATGCGGAGGATGTCGGCGGCCTTCTCGTCCGGGTTCGAGGGCAGGACGAAGTTCGCCTCGATGGTCGCGTCGTCGCTCAGGCCGGGGATGACCAGGCCGTCGTCGCCGATGATGAAGGCTCCGCCCACCGACCCCCGAATCGGGAAGCCGTTGATGTTGGGGGCGACCTCGTGATGGATGAGCCGCACCTCGTCCTCGAACACCCCCCGGAACTCCTTGCTCTCCCCGCCCGCGTTGATGGTCGCCGAGTCCAGGGCGTTCTTGAGCAGGTAGACGTTCACCGTGGGGCTCGACCAGTCGGTGATGTGCTCGAAGTCGCTGTCGGTGTCCGTGCTGATGATCTCGCGCACCACCTGCGCAGAGTCCCCTCGAACCATCTTCGTCAGCGGGGTCACCACGTACTCGACGCCGAGCACCTCGTCGATGGCCCGGATCACGTCCGACTGCCGCACAGCACGTCCGAGAGTGAAGGTCCCGAAGAGCCGGGCCAGGGCCGTCCGCACCCGACCGTCCACCACGTCCGACTCGTTGTTCGGCTGGAGGACGATGGTGGCCGTCAGGTCCACGGGCACCTCGACGGCCCACTTGGCGATGGCGTCCGCCGTGATGTGGGAGTCGCCGTCGATGTTCGCCTGGACCACCGAGACGACGGCGTTGCTGGTGTAGGAGACGGTGAAGTTCTCGTCGTGCGAGTAGTCGATGAGGACCTCCTGGCCCTCCTCGATCCGGCTGGCGTCCGTGAGCTGGATGCCGAGCGGCGTCGTCTCATCGCCGAAGATGAACGTGTAGTCCCGCTGCGGGTCCGTCGAGAGCGGACCGTTGTACTCGATGGTCCGCTCGGTGTTCCAGATGCGGACCGTGAGGTAGATGGCCCCGAGGTTGTTCAGGTACTCGATGCCGTCCAGCATCGAGTGCTCCTCCCCCGGCACCCCGATGGGGGTCGAGGACGGGACGGTGCTGCCGTCGTCGAGAGGCTCCGTCACCTGGACGTAGGCCCCGGCCAGGGAGGAGCGGCCCAACTCCAGGGGGTCCGACGCCCTGAAGAGGTCCCACACGCCCTCGACGAGCGCCCCGGTCTGCTCGCCCTCGAAGTCCGTGACCTCGATGACGGGCTGCCTGGTGAGCACGAACTTGTCCGACGTGCGGTAGCGGTAGCTCCCCCGGAACTCGTCGGTCAGGGCCGGGCGCAGCGGGTCGTTGTACGTTGCCGAGAGCTGGATCTCGTTGTAGGCGATGACCTGCACGTCGGTCAGGTCGAACTCGTAGCTCTGCGTGACGTTCTCGAACACCAGGTCGATGTCCGGCAGGTTGAGCATCTCGATGAGCGGGTTCTCCGCCGAGAGGGCCGGGTCCACCGCCCGGAACCGCAGGTCGGATGTCGCCCCCACGGGCTCGAACTGCTGGCGCTCCCGCGTCTCGAAGGCGAAGGCGAAGTGGTCCGTGACCTTGGCCTCGAACTCGCCCCGCAGGTAGATGTCCACCTTGCCGCCCCGGTGCGTCCCATCGTCCGCCCGGTCGCGCATCATCAGCGGGTGCCCGGAGTCGATGACGCTGACCTCGGAGACGCCGGGGGTGTTCGTGGCGTTGTCCACGTAGCCCTGGAGCGTCCCCGAGTCCACGGCGGCAAGAACCCGCATCGCCCGCAGAGCGATGTCCCGGTTCGACTCCCGGTCGGTCCCTCCGAAGGTGGGGGACTCGTTGGTGACCTGGACTTCCAGGGTGTTGTTCGTGATGACGGTGAGCTGGCCCGCCGCCACGTTGCCCGCCGAGCCCGCTGCGTCCGCCTGCACGAAGGCCCGGCCGAAGAAGCGGCCGGTGCTCGGGTCGAAGTTGCGACCGGCCCCGGAGGTCGTGATGAGCGCCGTGGACGTGGTGCGGAAGGTCGCCCCTCCGCCGGAGACGAGCGTGCCGATGCTCTTCGTGATGGAGGTGGTCGGCTGCTCGGAGACGAAGAAGGTGACCTCGCCCCGAGCCCGCTTGCCGCCGTCGCGGATGACGCCGTAGTTGCTCGCCAGCTTGTCGAAGGCGTTGTCGATGATCGTCTGCACCTGATCGTCGGTCGTCAGGTGGAACGCCTCGCGCAGAGCGGTCTTGTACGCCGACTGGCTGACCGCGACCGACTCCCCGGACAGGGAGGGGTCGTCGATGAGCAGCAGGGTGGCGAAGCTCTGCGCGTTGTGCAGGAAGTCGATGATGAAGCGGATGCGATCCGCCTCGGTCGTGAACGGATCGAGGAAGGTGTCGCGCAGGGCCGAGCCGGGGTCCACTCGCACCTGTGGCTGGCTGCGGTAGATGGACAGCACCGCCGACTGGACCATCTGCTGCCTGCTCACCTGCGGGAACGAGCCCACCGCCGGGGTGATGCGCAGAGGAGCACCGACGACCTCGGGCGAGAAGAAGCTCTCGAACTCCACCCCGTCGATGAGGTGGACGGCCGTGCAGGCGTAGTACAGCGGGTCGGTGTCCGGCACCGTGGACAGCTCGGAGTGCGGCAGGGCCGGGTGCAGGCTCTCCAGCGTCGCCTGGCGGTCGTGCTCGAACGTGTACCGCCGCGTCTCGCGGATCGTCTGGATGCTCGTCGAGACGCGGAGCTTGTTCGTCGTCTCGGGGACTTCCAACAGCTCGTCGAAGCTCACGCCGAGTTCGGCGTCGTCCACGTCCTCCTGCGACCCCCTCATGCGGAAGTACAGCGGGTCGGCCGCGTGGTTGCCCTCGCTGTCGAGCACGATGGGGGCGTCCACCGAGAGCGTCGCCAGGTCGTCGGCGGCCTCGACCACCTCGCCGGAGATGACCATCGACGGGTTGATGCGGAAGTAGCCCACGTCCCCGCCGCCAGGCTGCGAGCTGGCGTAGAAGTGGTAGCCGACGACGGTCGCGTTGTCTTCGAGGCCCTCGACGGTGACCTTCACCGTGTCGTTGAACCGCTCCAGGTAGATGCCGGTCGGGGCCTCCGCCAGGTCGCCGATGTCCGCTTCGAGGGACAGGTGGGCGTTGACCACCGCCTCCTGCGTCGCCGAGCCGTTCGAGAGGATGGCCTTGACGCGGATGTCGTTGCTGCCGGGGAGGAGCTGAAGCCCGTCCGGGTACGCCGAGGGGTTGGGCACCGTGAAGCTGGTGCCCTCGAAGGTGATCAGGTCCGGGTCGCTCGTGTACGTCCCGCCCCGGACGGACACCTGCATGTCCACCGTGTCGGCGGGCATCATCCCGGTGAGGAACTGCTGCGGAACCGTCGTGGACAGGATGTAGCTCTGCCGCAGGACGCCGTCAGGCCCCTGGAACTCGGGGAAGTTCGCCATCACTGGCCTCCCGTCAGCAGGTTGCGGTCATTCTTGAAGGTGCTCCACACCTGCTCGGTCCCGAGTCCTGCTGCCTGCGTTCCCAACATCAGCCCGTTGCTCCCCATCAGGGCGACCACCTCGGGCACCGTGAAGACGATGTTCAACTGGATGGGCTGGCCCGAGGCGTTCTGCACGACCAGCTCGATGAGGAAGGTCGTGGGGTCCTGGGCGTGCCGCTTCACGTCCACCTGGAGCACGGCGTACAGCCGCTCCTTGAACGTCACCTGCTGGTACTTCGCCTGGTTCGTCTGGAGGGCCTGCATCTGGCTCAGGGCCTTGCGCACGTCCTCCACCAGCACCGACGACACCCCCGACAACGCCTTCGTGCCGATGCGCTCGCGGATGGTCGTCCCGTACCAGGGGTAGAAGGGGTTGGAGCCCCGGTCGGTCAGCAGGATCTTCAGGGCCGCCTGGTACAGGAGATCCTCGTTCTGGATGAGGATCATGTTGCCGCCCGCGTCGAACCGGAAGTCGTTCTCGACGAAGGTGGCCTGGCACCGCAAGCACCGCTGCACGGGCACCGAGTAGGTGACCTTGAGCATCGGGTTGGTCTTGATCTGCTTGCGGAACCTCGGGAAGCGGTTCGAGATCGTGTCCTCGCGCAGGTAGAGGTCCCAGCCGGGGTAGACCTCTCTGCCGAAGGCCACCCGCTGACGGGCAGAGACGCCGTCCTGGCCGAACCCCAGGGCTCCTGCGACCGTCCCATCCACCCGCACGAAGGCCGAGGGACCGACCCGCTCCGGGTCCACGAACACCAGGTAGCCGTTGTCGTTGCGGGCCTCGACGTGGGTCCAGCCCGCCGTCTCGATGCGGCGCACCACCTGGTCCGTCGTCAGCCGGATGGTCCCGACCGCCCCGAAGCTCAGGGTCGCCGTCCCCGCCGTCGTCGTGACGGTGAGGGTGTCCTCGTTCTCGATGATGTCGAAGGGGCCGGAGACGGAGCTGGAGAGGATGGCCGCCGAGAACACCCCGCCACGCGGGATGAAGAAGGAGTTGTTGACGAGGACGCGAACCTGGCCCGCAGCCGCCACAGGCTGCCGCACGTCGAGCGACCGCCGGTCGTCCCCAAGGGCAACGACCTCCTCCACCGTCAGGTGGGGACAGGGCCACGCGAGCTGGAACTCCAGGGACATGCTTCTCCTTGTTCCTCACCCTTGGCGGGGTATAGGCCCGCCACCGTCACCGCATCAGGCCGATCCCGTCCTCGGGCACGTCCTCGACGGCGAAGTACACCAGGCCCAGCGTCGGGCTCGGCTTCGTCCCCGTGGGGAATCCGCCCTCCGTCTCGTACAGCAGGGCGTACAGGTCGGCGACGAGCACCTGCGCCAGGCGACGGGGGTCGAACTTCGCGTCGTCCAGGTCAGGCATCTCCACCAGGAGGCCGCCGAACGCCTCCATGAGCGTCTCCTCCCGTTCGAGGCGAAGCTGCTCCCAACAGTCGGAGAGCTTGATGATCTGCCACTCCTTGTCCTGCAACCGGGCCTTGATCTCCTTGTTCGCCCACTTCCGCGACTCGTGGACCACCCGGACGACCGTGTTGCTGTCCCACGCCCCCCGGTCGAGCCGCCCACCCATCCGGCCGGGCATGTAGCGGTGCGAGGTGATGAACCCGCCCCGGTAGCCCTCGAAGCCCGACATCTTCGGCTGGTCGCTGCCGTCCTCCGGGCCTTCGGGGAGCGGGTCGTTGTAGGCCGCCGACTGAGCCGCCGGGGCACCGCCGGAGGGGTACTCCTGGTTGACCGCGACGCTGCCGTCCTCCTGCGGGTTCATCTCCGTCGTGTCGGGGTGCAAGAACCCCGCGATGTTCAGCGGGTTGCCGCCGGTCGCGATGTACGCCTGCACCAGGCGGCACAGGCTCGTGTTGTCCTCGATGAAGAAGCCCGTGATCTGCTCGGTCGCCTTGGTGCTCTCCCCCTCCTTGACCTTGCGGTACTTCATCTGGACGAAGCCGATGCGCCGCATCTCCGCCGAGAGGGTGGCGATGCGGGCCACGACATCCCGCCGCTCCCGCAGGAGCCACTGAGAGCACGCCCGGAAGTAGCCCGCCGGGAACGAGGCCATCCTGCTGAACGACATCGCAGACCTCCTACAGCACGTCCGGCTCGTCGGTGGGTGGCGGGCCGGGCTCCGGTGGCACGTCCTCCGTGCCGATGGCGTCCGGGGCTCCCTCGATGGCCGTGGTGGCGGTCGGGTCCGGCTCCTCCCCGGCCGCGAGGGCGATGAGGTCGAAGATGAAGCCCGGAGCCAGGGGGACGACGACGGCGACGCCCCCGCCGTAGGACCGGGGGCTGTCGAAGGGCTTGTTCTCCGCCGTCACCATGTCGGACATCAGGCCGTCCGTGCCGTCCGACAGGAGCATCAGGCCGCTGAACTGCGGCAGGGCGAACGAGAAGGACAGGAAGGACTGGATCATCGAGTTGATGCGGCGGATGAGCTGCTGAAGCTCGACGATCTGCGCCTGCACGAACTCGATGTACTTCACGATGGCGTCCGCCATCGACTGCACCGCCGACGCCAGCGACTTGACCCAGTTCTCCAGGGCGCTCAGAAACTCCTCCAGCTCGGGGAAGGCGTCGAACAGCCGGATGGCGATCCACTCGCCGTCCTGGGGCGAGCGGGAGAACGCCGCCGTCGCGATGCGGAGGGCGATGGCCGCCTCCTGGTAGAGCACCCCGTCCTCGTAGGCCCGGATGAGGCCCCGCATGTTGAGCACGCCAGGCCACTCGGCAGCGAACACCGTGGTCTTCGTGAACCGGACGAGCTGGCTGGCCCCGAGGCAGAACACCGGGGTCATGTCGCCGGAGCTGGTCACGCGCTTCGAGGCCGCCATCGCCGTCAGGTAGACCTGCCACTCCTGCGGGATGAGCAGCTTCCCCTCGCTGTCGGTGAACTGCTCGTAGATGCGCCGGAGGGCACCCGAGGCACCCGACGTGAGGGTCTTGACCTTCTTCGGGTCCTCCTCGACGAAGGTGAACTCCAGGCGGCCCCCGTCCCACATGGCGAACTCGTCCTCCCGCAGCCGGAAGGCTCGGCCCGCAGGCAGGTCCGGGGTGACGTAGAACAGCTCGTCCGCCTCCTTGGCGGCGATGCCCATCGACATGATGTTCGGGCAGATGCCGAACTCGGCCATGCCCGCCACCGGGAGCTTGCTGTCCAGGGACTCGATGAGCGCCTTGTCGCCGTACCCGTCGCCGAGCTTGTTGGCGGCCTCCTTGTACGCCTGCCCCCCGTCGTCACCGACTGGCTCGGCGGCGATGAGCTGCGGCCAGGTCACCGTGCGCAAGTTGCCGGTGGCCTGCACCACCGCAGCCTCAGGCCCCGGCATCGGGCCGGTCTGCTCGTAGATGTCCAAGGCCATCTGCCGGATCTTCGTGGCGAGAGCAGCCCGCCACTTCTGCGGCGACTGGCCGGGCTTCGCCAGCACGTCCAGGTTCGGGAACATCTGGCGCAGCAGCGCACGCGAGTCTTCGAGGCCGGTGTCGAGCAGGGCGAACTGCTCGCCCGCCCACTTGCCGTCGCGGAAGCCCTGTGCCACCTCCTCCGGCTTCGGTCCCGTGATCTCCTCCAGCAGCGGGAGGTCGGCCCGGCTCAGGACCAGGAGCAAGAGAGCCGTCTCAACGGCCTTCAGGTACTCCGCCGTGTTCGCCCCGACCAGGGTCATCTTCCGGGGAGCGGAGGGCGAGCTGACGGGGCCGTCGCCCGACCGCAGGTTGATGTAGAAGGGCTGCCCGGACTTCGCGGCGTTCGTCCCGATCTCGCTGGACTTGAGATCCCACTGCGGGACCTTCGTGCCCTCGGCGATCTCCTTGCCCACCGACCAGACCCGGACGTAGTAGTTCGCCGCCGGGCCGTCGTCGATGAGCTTCATCGTGTTGTCGCTCTGGCGCTCCCACCGTGCCGCTCGGGGCATGTCGTCGATGTTGAGCACCATGCTGTACTCGCCCGCGAACCACTGCGCGAGAGCGACGCCCGACTTCATCAGGAAGGTGCGCTGGAGGTAGAACTGGTCGCCCTTGCCGTCCCCCGGCTCGCCGAGGACCGACGCCTCGCCGAGGTCTTCGAGGGGGATGATCTCGTTGCTGGCCGGGTCGAGCATCCCGAACACCTGGCAGACGCCGTCCTTCGGGGCTGCCGTGGTCGAGCTGATGCCCTTGTTGTACTCGAAGGGCGAGCCCTTGAACGAGAGCATCTCCGCCCCGCCGTGGAGCGTGATGGGCTGCCCGTTCATGTCGAGCACGCTGCCGTACTCGCGGGGCTGCACCAGCTTGTCCGCGTCGCCGTCAGCGGGCTTCTTGTCGGTGTTCGCCCGAGGCCGGGCGTACCGGAGCTTGATGCCCTCCTGCAACGTCGAGACCGTCACCAGGTAGCCCGAGGGGCCGAGCACCGGGAACGGGTTGAGCGGGTGCTTGTTCGAGGCCGGGCGGGCGATCCAGGTGACCCGAGCGTTCTGCGGAGGAGAGCCGTCGAAGGAGCCGAGAGCGTCCCCGAGGCTGCTGAAGTTGAACTCCGGGCCGATGCCCACGGCGTCCGGGCCGTAGAGCACGTTCTGGATGAGCGGGATGGGCATCCGACTCGTGTCGGGGAAGAAGCTCAGCCCGAACATCTTGATGATCGTGATGATGAAGTTGATGAGCCGCTCGATGTCGGAGGGGTCCACCGACACGTAGCCGAAGAAGCCCACCACCTTCGTCTTGCTGGACACGTCCGGGCGAGTCGGGTCGGTCCGGTCGGACAGCCGGGCGATCATCCGACGCTCGAAGGCGGAGAACCCCCCTCGAAGGTCTTCAGGAGGCCACCCGAGCAAGGCCCAATCCCCGGTGATGTAGAGCCCGATCTGCCGGAGGTCGCGAAGAATCGCGACGATCTCGTCGATGATCAGCTCGATGAGCGTGACCAGGGGGTCGAGGAAGCTGCGGATGAACGCCTTGACGAACTCCAACGCGACGTTGGCGATCTCCAGGTAGCTGATCAGCAGCTCCGCGAAGTTGTTGATGGCGTCCCGAACCGTGGCGAGCTGGTCGGGGACGGTGAAGGTGATGGTCCCCCACTGGCCTGTTGCGTCGTCGGCCATCAGCTACCTCCCCCGTACTTGAGCCGGAGCAGCTTCTCCTCCAGCAGCCCCACCTCCGCCTGCTTCTCCCCCACGGCCGCTTCGAGCAGCCCCTTCATCTTCTGGAGGTCACCGGCCATCTTCAGGGCGAACCGAGGCGTCTGCGGCCCGTGGCCGCCCATTCCGGCCCACGCCTGCTCGTCGATGCCGAGGGCCTTGAGGCGCTCCTTCATCCGCTGCTCGTCGCTCATGTCGCGTCCTCCGCCGTCGCCTCAAGCAGCAGAGCCCGCTTGCGCTCTTCCAGCTTGACGGGCAGCTCGGCCTCGAAGGCCCTGATCCGGGCGAGCGTCCCGGTGAAGCGGTGCGCCCGGTAGGTCAACCAGGTGTACCGGATGGCCCGCAAGCGGTCACGGACATCGAGAATCTCGCCGAGGTGGTCGAGCAGCACCGGCCGCACCTCCGACCCTCCGGTCGTGGTGTCGTTGTAGTTCGTGTACGGCCCACCCTGCCGGGGGAACGGCACCGCACCCGACTCGGTCACCCCGAAGGCGTTGGCCGGGTCCGGGGCCAGCGAGTCGAGCCGCCGGTCCAGCACCCACGCCCGCCGGTCCAGCACCGAGAGGCAGTCCGAGACGTTCGAGAAGGGCGAGACGCTGACATCCCCGACCAGGCTCGTGAGCAGCCGGTTCGGGAAGAGGCCGAGGCCGGAGTACGGGTCGGCCGGGTCACCGAGATCCTCGGCGTGCTCCTCGCTCTGCCAGTCCCAGTAGTAGCCGCCCTTGTCGCCGAGCATCGCCCCACGGAACAGCTCGATGAGCGAGAGCATCCGCTCCCGCATCATCAGCACCGTGTCCACCACCTCGGCACTGAACATCGCCGAGGGCCGGATGATGCGGTAGCTGAAGGGCCGCAGCGAGTGCTTGTCCTCGACGGCGACGACGCTCGTGAACGTGCCGCCCACCGCCTTGCGCGTCGGCCGCAGGTCGTTCTGCCCCTCGCCCGTGTTCGGGGCCGGGTCGGAGAGGACCGAGGTGCTGACGGTCGGGTAGATGGCGTACACCAGGTGCGTCTGGCCCTCCGCCATCAGCACGTCGCCGCCGAGCGTGCCCGCGAAGGTGTGAACCGGGTCCAGCTCCAGGTTCGAGGCGTTGACCGTCTGCACCCGGTAGAAGCCCCGGTTGTCGTCGAGGCTCGACACCTGCCCGGCCTGGTAGGGCGGGGCCGTGGGAGCCCCGGCGGCGTCCAGAGCCGTGCGGGGCAAGACGCTGGTGTCCCCGAGCGGCGGGAGGCCCTTCTCGTCCACCACCGGCAGCGTCCCGATGGGGTCGATGACCACGATGTCGCCCCGCTGCACGCCGAGCGCCTGGAAGTCCACAGGCGTCACCGAGTCGTCGTAGAGCTTGTTCGCGATGGTCGCCCAATCGCCTGCGGCCACCACCTCCGGCACGTAGCCGCCCGTCCAGTTCTGCGGGTCGCCGTCGCTGTGGTCAGCCTTCGTCTCGTGGATGACCTGGTCGGTGATGAGGGCGAGGAGCTGCTCGTTGCTCTGCTCGTGGGGGATCGGGGCCTGGCGGAGCCACACCTCGAAGCGGCGGCCAATGATGGTGGCCTGCGTCTGCGTCGAGAAGCCGGGAGCCTTGAGCTTCACGACCGTCCCCGAGCTGACCTCGGAGACGATGGCCTCCTCCAGAAGCACGTCATCGTCGTCGAGGAGACGCACCAGGTCGCCAGGGTTGATGTTCACGTCCTCGGAGTCGAACGGGCCGAGGTTCGTGCCGTCGAGGTCGATCTCCCCGGTGTTCCACACGTCGGCGACGCGGGGCGAACCGGGGTTGGCCGTGTTCCAGTCCATGTCGAAGCTGGCGGCCGTCAGCGTCCCGATCTGCTGCTGGTTGCGGGTGTAGTCCGTGACGATGCCCCGGCGGATCTCGTAGGCGTAGCGCAGCGGGGCGAAGGCGTCGTTGACCCCCTGCTGTGCCCCGTGCCACCGCCGCACCCGGCGAACCTCGAACTCCACCGACTCTGCCGTCGCAGTGCTGACCATCCCCACCGTGTTGATGAGCCGCGACCGGGAGCGGTCCACCAGGTTCGGCAGGGCGTCGTAGTCGAACGGGTACAGGGGCAGGGAGGGCTCGGTGAAGACCCCGGCCGCCGCGAAGAATGCGGGCACCGGGTCGGATGCCCCAGCCCCACCGTGACCCGTGTGGGTCGCCAGTGCCTCGACCGTGGACAGCTTCGTCCCCGGCAGCAGCGTGTAGCCGACCCCCGGACCTGGCCCGGCCCAAGCGTGCCCCTGCGGGTTGTTCAGCAGGTTGCCCTGCGCGATGGACACATGGACCCGGATCTGTGCCGGGACCTCTTCGTAGACCGCCTCGGAGTTGTTGGGGTCGAACGTCCAGTTCGGGAGTGGTGCGTGTGGGACCACCCCCACGTTGCTCGCGGCCGGGGCCGCCGTGATGATGGCCGCCGTGGGCACGTTGTCGGTCCCGAGGCTCGTCTCGTAGCGCAGGGCGTGGAACCCGTAGGTGGCGTTGTTCGAGGCCGCTCCGGGGACGTGGTGGCCGACCACCGACGAGTCGTCGGGCAGGGCACCGCCCCGGACCGAGACATCCAGATCCATGATCCCGCCGATACCGGCCGCCGACCCGTCGTGGAAGCTCATCTGCTTGCCCACGAGGTCTGCGTTCGGCAGGTCTGTGACCGGAGCTGCCACGGGCGAGCCGTCCGCCCAGTGGTAGGTGCTGACGATGAGCTTCGGGTTCGGGCCACCGAGGTCGAACCCGGTGTAGGTGATGCAGACGACGGCTCGCTGGTACGTCGCCAGCACTGCGCTGTTGAGATCGGCCGGTCGGATGGGGACGAACACCGTGCCCGTGGCAGGCAGCATCGTGTGGTCGTCGATCTCCAGGCGAAGGGGTCCGTGGTCGAGGTTGATGACTCGCGGGAGGTTGGTGGTGACGAAGCCACCGCCCCCGAGGATCGCCGTGACCGTGACCGCGTGGTAGCCGTTGCCGTCATCCACCACCGCGTGGCGGACGAGGTACGACCCGGCCTTGCGGGTCCCGTGGACCGGCCCGGATGCCCGGTGGATCTGGACCATGTCGCCCTTCTCCACCTTCGCCAGGTCGCCGCCGACCACGGCGGTCGGGAGGATGCGCTCGTACTGTGCCGAGCCCGTCCCGGTCAGGATGTCGGTGCCGGAGGAGTCCTCCACCTGCGAGCAGACCACCGAAGCCACGATGTTCGTGGCCGCGACCGGGGTGTTGGGGTTGGCCTCGAAGCCCATGACCCGGACGGAGCCCTCCTCCGCAGGAGAAGGAGCCGGGTTCCAGGTGCCCTCGATGCTCGTCGCCGAGCCGGTGCGGCTCAAGAAGGTGAGCCCGACGCCGTTCACGTCGTTGACGGCCGACAGGCCGCCTCCCCCAAGCTCCGTGCCGGTCACCCGGACGGCCGTCTCGCGGAGCACGGTCCCGTTCGGGTTGCCCACGTTGTCGAAGCCGCGAGGCCGAGCAAGCCGGAAGTCGATCACCTCGTGGAAGGTCAGCCGGTCCTCGTCGATGTAGGCCGAGGTGCTGAACCCGGCCGTCGTCACGATGGAGAGGGCGAACTCCCACCCGTAGATGCTGTTCTTCAGCTCGCCGGGGCCGCCGGGGTTGATGTGGACGTGCGGCAAGAACCACTGCGCCTCCTGGCCCGGCATCGGGAACAGGGGCAGCTCGTTCCAGCCCTGGATGATGATGTGCTTGCTGTCCGCCACCGAGCCCGGAGGTGCCTCGGCACCAGGGTTCGTCGGGTCGAAGTCGCCGATGAGCACGCCGCCGTGCGCCACCCAGCCGGAGTCGAATGCCCCGAGTGCCGACTGCACGCGGGCGTCGCCCGAGCGGATCATGATCCAGAGGTGGTCGCGGCCGTCCTTCTCGGCGTTGGTGTACGTCCCGAGGCCCGCCGGGCTGTTGACCGCCGTGTCGTCCGGCCGCGACATCAGCCGGATGTGCAGGATGTTCGAGGCGTGGGCCGCCAGGATGGTGTTGAGGTTGCCGGTGCTGACCGCCGCCTCGTCGTTCAGGACGAAGCCAGGCACGTCCTGAAGCGAGATGATGGTGTTGTTGTTCGACACGTCCTCGAACAGCCGGAGCCCGAGCGGGTTCGTCACCTGCGGGTTCACCGGGTAGGGCGGCTCCGTGTGGACGGCGTAGTTCGTGATGGCGTAGGCGATCTGCGAGCCCTGGTTCGCGGGCGTCACGAACCTCGGCGGCTCGATCCACGACCAGTAGCCGGTGATGGCCTCATCCTGGCTGCGTACCCGACCGATGGTGGCGAAGCCCATCCAGTTGAGGACTCCTCCGGCGTTGACTTCGAGCAGCACGAAGTCGCCCGCCTGCGCCCCGGTCACGCCGAGAGCCGGAGCCGGGTCCGTCCTGGTGTTCGTCATCAGGGTCGAGGGCTCGCGGTAGAAGGCCCCGCCGATGAGCAGGGCGTCGCCTCGCAGCTCCCCGTCATCGAACAGGATCTCGTCCGGGTAGGCCCCACCACCGCCTGGCACCTCGGCCATCAGCGGACCGGCCGCGTTGCCGACCTCGGTGAGCCGGTCCCACTCCGTGTTCGTCCCCTTCATGAACGGGATCTGCCGGTCCCCCGCGTCGTCGAGCGCCTGGCCGAGCAGGGCCGGGAACTGGAGCGGGACCTGGTCGGTGTTGGCGAAGTCCACCTCCCCCTCGACGTGGCTCAAGGGCTCGGGGGTCTTCTGCCCGGCCATCTCCTTGATGGGCCAGAAGAAGGGGTCGGCCCAGGACGGGAGCGACAGGTCGGTCACCTGGCCGTCCGTCTCGACGTTCAGGTCCATCCCCTGCCGGAAGGTGGGCGTCAGCAGGGCGGCCTGCTGCACCATCTCCATCGTCGGCGACTCGGTGGCCGGGTCGGAGATCGGGTTGTCCACGTCGGGGGGCAGGACGTAGATGGTGTCCGCCCGGCCGATGCCGAAGATGTGGGCCGCCGTCCCTGCGTTCGAGTCCGTCCCCACCAGCAGGTCGTAGGGGCTGGTGATGGCGTTGTCCTGGCGGTCCTTGAAGGTCAGCAGGCAGCCGTGCAGCACCTCGTCCACGAAGACGCTGGTGAACATCTTCAGGCCGAAGACATCCTGCTCCTCCGGGTACAGGGCGGCGAGCAGACGGCCGTCCGGCTTGCCCCACCCGATCTTCTGTCCGGCGACGAAGCCAGGCAGGGCCAGCTCCGGGTCACCCGTCTCCGCGTCGGCGAGGGTGCCGCCCTGCGAGAGCAGCTCGCTCACGTCCGGGTAGCCCGTGGCCGGGTCGATGGGCAGGTCCGCCAGGGGCACCTGCGACACGAGGGCACAGGGCTTGGCGATGTCGGCCGCAGGCGCACCAGCAGCCAAGGCGTCCTGCGGGAGCCCGTTGGGGAAGTAGTCGAAGATGCGGATGCGCGGCAGTCGCTCGCGCAGGCGGCTCTTGCCGACGTTCTCGATGTCCCCGAGGACCGGGTTGCTGACCTGGCCGATCTGCGTCCCGTGCGTGCGCTCGATCTCCCCGTTGACGATCCGGCCCCACGAGTAGACGCCGACATCGCCGGAGGTCAGGTCCGACCCGATGCCAGGCAGCAGGGTGAACAGGGTCCGGGCCTGCGTCGGGAAGAGCCGGGAGAACCTGTGGACCGCCCCCATCCGGTCGAAGATGCCCCCGGCCTCGATGGTGAAGAAGGGGAAGGCGGGCGTCAGGACGATGCGGGGCTTGCTGGCCCCGAGCAGCAGCACGTCGTCCACGTCGTTGCGGACCAAGGCCCTCTGCCGGTCCATCAGCTTGCGGAGCCTGGCCGGGTCGATGGGCGGCCCGATGAGCCGCATGTCCGTCATCGTGCAGAGGAGCGGGTACGCCAGGGTGTCCTCGTCGGGGAGGAAGGTCAGGTCCCTGGAGGTGTCCGCCTCGTTGAACACCAGGGTCCAGACGTTCGAGGGGTTCAGCTCCCCGGTGATCTCGTCCTCGAACCCCGGCGGGGCGTACTCCAGCCCCCGGCCGACGAAGAAGCGGAACTTCCCGTCACGGTCGCCGATGAACTTGCCGGTGATGGCCTCATCCACCTGCTCGAAGAAGTTCACGGCGTCGTTGTAGAAGGACAGCAGCGTCCGAGCTGCCCGGTCCTTGTCCAGCAGGTCGCGTCGCTGTGAGGGCAGCCCGAGGTTGCCCCGGTCCCAGTTGTCGTCCCCCGAGGCGACCGTCAACTGCGGGCCGCTCGACGACTGCCCCTGCTTCATCTCATCGACGGCCTGCGTCACCGCCTCCGCCAGGTAGCTGCGCAGGGGCAGAGCCCGGAAGTAGAACGAGTCCGGGTTGTCGAAGGTGTACGTCGCCGTCAGCGTGCCGCCGAGGTAGCCGTTGTCCTCCGTGGGCACCACGACGTGCTTGTACTTCGCGGCCCACCGGGGGAACTGCACCCGACCACCCGAGAAGAAGGGCTCCATGACCCGGATCTTCGTGTGGGCCAGGACGAGCTTCTGACCAGGCCCGAGGGGTTCTTGCAGCGGGTCGAGGAGCTGCACCACACCCGTCTCCGAGTCCACCGAGAACTCGGTGCCCTCCGCCAGGCGGCGGCCAGGCTGCGTCACACCCGCCTCGGTCTCTCCGAACAGGATCGCGGTCACGCCCTCGGAGGCGACGAAGGGGCCGATGCCGAGGAACTGCCGGACGCCAGGCGGGTAGATGGGCCGGTAGGAGAGCCGGATGGTCGGGTTCGAGGCCGGGTCGATGGCCGCCCTGAAGGGGCTGGTGAACCCGAGCTTCGTGCGGGTCCCGTCCTCGCTCAACGTCACCGAAGCGATGGTGAACGGCGTCCCGCCGATCTCCATGATGTGGCCCGGCACCGCGAAGGTCGTCAGGTCGCCCTGGAAGTTGATGAGGCTCTGCTTGGCGTTCACCGGCTCGAACGGGAAGCCGACAAGCTCCTGCATGAACCCGGCGGGGGCGGTCGTCGCGACGGGCGTGCCGTCCGGGTCGATGACCGGCGTGATGGGGCCGCTGGTGATCAGCGAGAGCACGTCGTTGCCAGGCGACCTGGAGCCGACCTCGGTGACGGTGGAGGGCCAGATGTCCACCCGCGTCGTGTCCGGGTCGGCGAAGTAGCGCAGCTCGGTGATGTAGAAGCACTCCGACCCGATGCGGAGCATCTGGCCGACATCGAACTCGGCGACGCGGTTGCCCCGGAGGCCGAAGTTGTCCTTGCCCTCCTTGATGAAGAACGGGGGGCGGTACACCGGCCGCTGCGATGTCGAGTAGGCCCTCTCACCGCCCAGGGCGTCGAACACGGCGTAGGTCGCCACCGGGGCCACCCACGACGGCAGGTCGCGGTTGAACTTCAGCCTGCGGCCGTTGAGGTTCCCCGGTGCGTCCACGGTGAAGTCGGTGGAGCCGAAGTTCTGCTGCGTCGGGCCGATGTAGACGAGCGGCTCGATCCGGTCGTCGATGACGTGCAGGCCGTTGGGGTCGAGGTTGTACTCGCTGTCCTTGAGCCGAACCAGCTCCTCCCGGCGGACGAACACCGGCAAGAACTCGGTGATGGTGTCGGCCGGGTCCCCGACCCGCCGCCCTTCGGAGTCGGCGAGCCAGTATTCCATCTCGGCCAGGCAGCCCTTGTTGACGGGCTTGCGGAAGCTCACCGCACCTGCCATCGGGGACACCGCCACGTCGGCCCCGACGCCGTCCGTGATCATCTGCTCGACCAGGTAGAGCTGCTTGCCGTCGTGCGTCGTCGCGTCGGCCGACGCGATGCGGATGTCGCCGGTCTTCGAGTCGTACTCCGCAGCACCGGCAGCCAGGTTGGCT